GTCACAGAACTACAACAGGATATGACAGAGGCACTAGAGGCAGGCAAACAGGCTCAAATTAGATACACCGATCTACAAGAACAAATAAAACAACGTAAACAAGAAATTAAAAACAAAAAAGACGAAGAACTAAAACAACTCAGATCGGAACAAAAAGAGCCTGCAGAACAACCTGCCCCACCTCCATCATCCTGATAAAACTGAAAAAGCCCCTTCGGGGGCTTTTTGCAATGGGCGAAGCCCATATAAGCGAAGCGAAACACGAGTAAGCCGTCTTCGGCGACGGAGTTAAAGAAAAACGTTGACAAACTCAAAATTCAACAGTACCCTACCAGGGTGGGAAGCCCCTTGTCACTTCCCACCCTATTGACCGCAGGTCAAAACACCAACAAAAACAGGAGCATACAATGCGACGATCACGCGCAGGCAAACCCGGTAAATCCTTCAAACGGACTGCCCAGCCACATAAGAAGAATGGCCCTAACCTCTCCCGAGGTGGCATTCGCCTGTAAATGGCGTGCTATTACCCGAGGCCAGCATGGCGAGAGAAGCACCCAAACAAGAACGGACGTCACGAGATGACGTTCTCCCACCGGGGATCACAGTTGACCGAAGACGCTATGATCCCATGCGGAAAATGCGAAGGGTGCCGGGCTACGCATCGACTAGAATGGGCTATTCGTATGCATCACGAAAGCCTCACCCACGAGCAAAATTCATTCCTAACACTTACTTATGAGGACGCGCCAGAAAAACTGGACGTCAATCATCTACAAACATTCATTAAGAGACTTCGACGACGAGTCTCTACTCCACTCCGATATTTCGCCTGTGGCGAATACGGGGAAGAAACACATAGAGCCCACTATCACGCGATCATATTCGGCCACGATTTCCGCGGTGGCTCTTTCCCTATTGACGACCGGATGTACGGTAATACCCTTATCGATCGAATATGGTCACACGGTACATGCTCGATTGACGACGTCAACATGGCAGGATGCTGCTATGTCGCCGGATACGTCACAAAAAAAATCAAGGACACTGATACATTCAATATCATGTCCAGAAAACCACCCATCGGGTATAAATATGCTGTGCAAATGCAAGACCAACTTGCTAGACTAGAACACGTAGTAATTGAGGGTTCAAAATTACCGATACCAAAAGTTTATCTCGAATGGGCAGAAACAACAAAGTCACGCCCACAAGCCGTCGAATTAGATACGGTGAGAGGAAACAGAAGAAAACACTTGGTACATAGAACACCACAACAGCTACGAAACAGGGAAATAAATCAAAAGGCGAGAGCCGCACAGCGAGAACATAAAATATGAGCCAAAAATTCATGTTTCAAATGATCGGACACGAATCCGGCAACAGAACTGAACCATTCATTGGAACCTGGGCCGATGTAGCTAGGTCATTGGCAAAACTCGAAGAAGAAAAACAACAAGACTACTTACTTTTGGTCGCGATCTTAGATCCAGAAGATGAGCAAAACATGGTCATTCCGAAAACACCATTGCTCAAGATAGAAACATTCCTGAATATGTATAACAAAAGAGAGACCGAAAAAGCATGAGCGAAAAACTAGTACAACAGCCACAAACAGTAAGCGCGCAGAAGCATTTCAGCCAGCTTCCATCTGCCGATATCCAGCGTTCTACGTTTGATAGATCACACGGATACAAAACTACATTTGATGCAGGCAAAATTGTCCCGTTTCTGCTCGACGAAATCGTCCCAGGGGATTCGTTTAATTGCAATACTACGTTATTCGTTAGGCTTGCAACGCCACTCAAACCGATCATGGATAACATTCAATGTGACATCCACTATTTTTTCGTACCCAACCGTTTAGTTTGGGAAAATTGGGAAAAATTCATGGGTGAACGAGTGAACCCCGACGATGATCCCAGCGATTATCAACTACCGAAAGCGGGAGTTGATTGCACTAATATTGCTGGCAATCTGGCCGATTATTTCGGCTTACCAGTTACCGCTGCAGGCGCGACTAATGAATCAGTCAATGTACTCCCGTTCAGGGGATACGAATTAATATGGAATGACTGGTATCGCGACGAAAACCTGCAAGATTCACTTACAATCGAAACCGGAGACATTGGATATGTTCAGACCAATGCTCCCCTACTTCCAAGAGGAAAGAGAAAAGATTATTTCACATCGGCCTTACCATGGCCGCAAAAAGGCGATCCGGTATTTCTACCGCTAGGATTGTCCGCACCGGTGCTGCCGGATGGCAGCGCACCAACATTTGAGTCCGGCGGATCAGACCTAGGCTCTCTATATCAACCCATTGGAGGCGGAAACAATGCGGGATTCACAGCAGATGCCGCCAACGAAGACGCAGCAGAATTTACAACTTCTGGACTATTTACGGACTTACAAGAAGCTACAGCTGCGACGATTAACGATATTCGAACTTCATTCCAAATCCAGCGCATGCTCGAAAGAGATGCTCGCGGTGGAACACGATATATTGAACTTATCCTTAGCCATTTTGGAGTCCAGAGCGCGGACAGTAGACTTCAACGGCCTGAGTACCTGGGCGGAGGAACTGGACAAATTAATATCAACCCGGTAGCTTCAACAGTTGGAGATACAGAAGCACCGCAGGCAAATCTGGCAGCAACAGGTACTGGAGTAATAAAAGGCGGATTCAATCATTCATTCACTGAACACGGATTCATATTTGGATTCGTATCCGCAAGAGCGGACTTGACCTATCAAAACGGAGTCGAACGTTTTTGGTCAAGGTCAACACGATATGATTTCTACTGGCCCACATTGGCGCATCTTGGCGAACAGCAGATTCTCAATAAGGAAATATTTGCTTATAGCTCAACAGTAGACTTGGAAACCTGGGGATTTCAAGAACGCTACGCGGAATACCGCTACAAGCCGGGTAGAATTACCGGCAAAATGCGTTCTGTTGATCCAGAGTCACTGGACATCTGGCACTTGGCTCAAGACTTCGAATCATTACCACCACTCAACGCTTCATTCATAGAGGAAAACCCACCGATAGATCGGGTCATAGCAGTACCATCTGAGCCACAATTCATTTGCGATGGATGGATAAATATGAAATGTACTAGACCTATGCCTGTATACTCCGTTCCAGGCTTGGTAGATCATTTCTAATAAACTTGACAAGTGAATAACAGTGTGCATAATGGGATGCACACTAATCACGAGAATAAGTAAAAATGGAAGCGCAACTCAGAACGGCACTTAAGAAAGAAGAAAACAAACTAGATCGTTTGTATAAAAACATCGACGAAACACAAAAGCTGATCGAATTCTATAAACAGCAGATCAAGCAACTAAACATGGACCTACCAGGCACAAAATAAATGCCAGCACCACCAGTAATAGCACCGACTGTATCGGTAGCAGCAAAGGCAGCCCCGGCGATATCGTCGGGGCTTGGCTCAATCATAGGATCAGGAATAGGAGCCATTGGCTCCTTTCTCGGGTCATCATCATCAGCAAAGCAAGCTAAAAAAATGGCTCGCGAACAGATGGCATTCCAGGAAAGAATGTCAAATACAGCATATCAGCGATCTGCCAAGGATTTAGAGGCTGCAGGCCTCAATAGAATCCTGGCACTTGGATCACCAGCCAGTTCGCCAGCCGGCCCAATGGCACCCGTTCCCGACTACGGCGCAGCAATAAGTAGCGGAGCGAAAGCTGGAACAGCAACAGCACTTGCAATACAGCAGGAAAAACTGATGGGCGCGCAAGGCGTTAATCAGGTCGCCAGCGCAAAGGCAGCAAACGCCCAATCAGGCTATACAGAACAAGAAACACGAATTAAGGCTGTAGAGGCAGAGTTAGCAGAATTAAAGCTAGCAGGAATACGAAAAGTAAAAGACGCAGTAAAAGACCCAGAAAACCAAAAAGGGGCCGCCAGCCTAGTAACAACATCAGCGAAAAAAGCAAAACAGCTGTTAGACTCATATACTAAACTCCAAAAAGATATATATACATCACCAGTAACCACAGCAAAAGATATTAAAGCATGGTGGAAGAAAAATCAAGAGAAAGTTCGTAAAGAACGTACAGAAAAGGATAAAAGATAATGAACAAAGCAAAACAATGCGAACCAGTAGTCGTTAGACCACGAATTCGCAAACCATGGGAGCGAGAGCGAACATACACCAAAACCTACGGCGAAAGCCGGACACAAACAGTATTCGGAAACGAAACGGACGTAAACGCGATTATGGCTAGATTCACCCGAACGGGGATAATGCCCCCCGCACGCGGAGAGCCACAATACGCGGACGTCACAGAACTACAACAGGATATGACAGAGGCACTAGAGGCAGGCAAACAGGCTCAAATTAGATACACCGATCTACAAGAACAAATAAAACAACGTAAA